TGCAAGCAGCGTCCCAATAATAGACAAATAGGAGCAAATATCCGAAATACCCTTAAGCCATTCCATTTGCGCCTCCCTTATACGGCCTGCACGCCGCTCAGGGGGACCCAGGAATAAATCTCCTTCAGCAGTACCCGGTCGCTCTTGACCTGCTGGACCGTGTAGGTGTTCCCTTTAACATAGGAGGGAATCGCCACGCCGTTGGTGTATTGGCTGCCGGTTACCTTCACCTTGCCGCCTGCCTCGATCTTTTTCGGTTCGGAAGGGGCGGGCGCGGCGCCCGTGCTGCCGGCTGCCGACAGATACTTTGTATTTACCGGGCTGCATATGGAGCTTGTCCCGCTTTCGTTCTTGTCAATCACAGCCCGATCCCCGCTGACTTGAGACACATACCAGTTTTGATTCTTTACCCAGGACGGGATTGCCGCGCCGTTGTAATAAACAGCGCCGGGGGCAATTTTCACAAGGTCGCCTTTTTGAATGGAGACGCCGGCCTCCGCCTGTCCAGAACCGCCCAGGCGCTTGTTGACCTCTTCGGCTATGTAGGGGAATTTGCTCTTGAGATAGGGGCCGGGGCAGGAGGTGGCGGAAAACCAGCAATGCATGGTTAGGTTGCCGGCGGTGTCCCCGGTATAGTTCAGCCTATCGATCCCGTTTCGTTGGCAAATGTCCACACAGAGGTCAATGAGCTTAGCCAGAGCCTTATCGCTTACATGCCAGTCGCCGCCGGTTTCATCGTTGGCCACCTCGATTGTCACCGCCTGATGGTCGTTTGACGGGCTGGAGCTGCACCAGGAGCGGTTTTTCTCTTCCACATACATGCCCACTCTTCCGTCGCTTCCAATCCCATAGTTGGAGGAAGCCTGACGGGCGGAGCTGGCAAAAATCTTCCCGCAGGTCTCAACAGAGAGGTTGCCCGCCATGTGGTGGATGGTGATCTTTTTTATGCCGGCGTTCCGCGGATTATTGCTGTTAGGGGATATACAGGTATAGTTCACCAATGTGCTGTTACTCATGCTCTTCACCCTTTCCGTTGCTCAGCTCTTTGGCTGTTTCGGCGCTGATTTCCTCGCCTGGCCCAAGCTCGATTTCCAAAATGCTTTCGTTCATGTTTCATGCCTCCGTTTCAATGATTTCCGGTTCCTCCGGGAATACCGTGGGTTCTTCTCCCCATACCGCCATAACGGCGCTGAAGTAGGGCTCCGCAATCTCCTCCTGGACCTGCTTTCGCCCATTCGCGCTGTTCGCATACGACCGCCGGAAAATATCCCCGATGGGGTAACTTGTCCCTTCCAGCTCGATATACTTTCGCCTCATTACATTGACCTTATCCCGGTCAAGGTCCTGCAAAGTGATTTCTTCGTACATTTTTCCTGCACCTCCTTTCTCTATGTCGCTTTCTTGTACCAGCCGCAAAAATTAATACCACCATCGGTAGAAGAGCTATTAACCATCCACCATTCCTGCGCGGCTCCGTCGTCCTTCTGAAAATAAACGGAGCTGCCGCCGTCGTCATCGATATATCCGACATCCCAATTATTGCTGACGCAGCCATACAGCTCTGTCACGGTAATGGGGTACCTGCTTTCGGTTGATACCGCAAAGGGCAGCCCCTGTATTCCGGCATAAGATCTGCTGCCGGAACTCCCGTCACCAGCAGCAGTAATCCTTACACGTAGATAACAGGTAATATAGACCCAATCGCCGAGCGTCCAATATTTACAGCCGCGATTTTCGGTAATTGTATAGCTTACCGCCGGGCCGCTCCTTGCTATCAACACCGGCGTCCACGCGCCTTCCTCGCTTCCTTGAGCAATTCCAACCCCGTCCCATGACAACAAACAGTTATCGGGAAGAACCGTATCTTCTGAAATATTCGGGGCCTCAAACCAGCCAGAAAATCCTACTCCTGAATCCCCACGAAAACTCCCTACCCATTTTCTTACAACGCTTCGGCTGCCCATATATTTATGCTGAATAAATTCCCAGTCTGAATAACCGCCTCTTTTAATAATTGTCATTAGACCAAACGCCTCTGGGTATTCTTCCTGGCTCACTTCTATAACTTTTCTTAACAGCGCGATTGAATTATCCGGCATTGCGTTGTAGATTTGCTGAAAGGTAGCCGTTGCTTCCACTCCCAAATCTTCATAGCTCGCATACTCTTTTAATGTCGCATATAATGAAGGAAGCTGCACTGACGGAATTTTTGAATGGGAATCGAGCGTGGCTACGCCGTTGGCTGCGCCTTTTTCAGCCTGTGAAATAAGTGTACTTGTGTCTACTGGAGGCCCTGTCGGTCCCTCTGGTCCTTGAGCTTTTTGGGTTGTCTTTACATATTTCCCTGAAGCAGGGTCCCACAGCTGCCAGTAGCCATCCGAACTAATTGTAGGATAGTGTTCAGAGGCTTCCTCAGCTTGAGCGGCACTATTTGCCGCATTGGTGGCCGATGTACCGGCTTGTGCCGCGCTATCGGCTGCGTTGGTTGCAGAATCGGCAGCCCTGCTTGCGCTTGCAACGGCATTAATCGCCATGCTTTCAGCCTGCTTTTTATAGTCCAGCGTCTGATCCTTCCATCCTTCTACGTCGCCATGCATTTGCTGTACCTGGGCCAGAATTTCGGTGAGAGTAAGGTACTCATCCTCGCTCTCAATCGCTCCCTCTTGAACCGGGTTTTCCGTGACCTTCAGCAAAAACTCACTGGCGCAGATTACCCCGCCGCCGGCCGCGACCTCAACAACCGCCCGGCAATTACCGGGAACAGCCGTCATTTGCTGGGTGATAGTTATGTATACCCTTGTGCGATCCTCGCTTAATCCAAGCGCCGGATTATATACGCCTTTACCGTCTCCTTTACGGAGGCGGACAGAAACCGTCGCATTTTCCGGTACTTCGTAGGGGACGCCGCCGCTTGATAAATAAACCTCAATAACCGGAAGGGTTTTGTCGTATTGTATGCGCTCGACAATCGCTGAATATTCCCGGGCGTTGTCCATATGGCATACTATCGATTGGACAACCGCACCCTCTGGAAGGCTTATTCCGTTTGCTAGTTCTATCATGTTTTCACCTGCCTAAATATGTAATCGTTTGTCCGCCGATTGTAGCGGTTTTCCAGGTAGGATCATATCCTTTGATCCAGCCATTCCAGCCGTCGCTATCAACGCTGCCGCGCTCTACTCCATCTGTGCTAAAACCGATTCTATTTCCAGTTAATTCAATCCGTGTATTTTTTCCGCTGGAGGATGTAAATTGTATATACGTTCTGTCTTTATCGGAGAAAAGAACGTCGCTTTCCCCGTCGTGCTTTCCCCTTCTAAGACTAATAATTCCTTCTCCGGTTGTACTGTTTCCGGTCATGTTGATAGAATTGTCTCCTCCAGGATTATTAGGCGCAGCTGAGGATCGTAGCTTTAAATCGCCATTTGAGACAATTTCTGCGGCATTTGAAAGCGTAAACTCTCCTCTTTGCTCTCGCTCTATAGCAATTGTTACTAACCCGCCGGCTCCTGATGTGGTAATAACACGCATACCTTCATAGGGTCCACCTCCCACATATGTTCCGAGGCCGATTCTGGCCGTGGTGGTGCTCCCATCACCCACCCCCTTTAGTACCGACGCCGCAAGCTCCCCCTGACCGTTATTGGCGTCTAAATCAAAATAGGGGCCACCCTCATGCAAAGACTTAATAATGCCTGCCCGGATAACGTTTGCATTTAATATCCCTGTGGTAATAACTGCGGCATTTATACTGCCATCTGCCAACAAGGCATTAATAAAATCACCATTATATCCTGTGTTAGAATGTCCAAAACCTCCATTATTCCAACGCCAAACGCTTTGAGCTGTGGCAATGTCCCCGGTATCTAGGCTTGCAATCTCAACCCATTTCCCATTTTTTTGTATGGCCACCATCTCCCCTTTTTGCCCGTTGGTAATCCATCCATTGGCGTTATCCACAGCCTGCTGAAAAACTGTTGAATTAGGAAAATCTTGAATTTGCTGCTGTTGGTTAGCTATTGTACCAGCGATATTGCTTTTTAGCTGTCCTAATTCAATGCTCTCATAGCGGTCTTTCAGAACGTCATAAACGGTCTTAACGCACCTTGCTGTTGCTGAGACACCGAGGTTAGGATATTCTACCGTTACCGTATCGCCTAAATTCACACGCTCTAACAGGGCAAGGTCTTTGTATTCCTCAGTTTGCTCCAACGGCTGGAACGAAACGGAGATTGAAACCGCTGGTATGCCTATATCATTATTCTTGACGTAGGCTTGTGCACGTTCTCTTAGCTGCTCTTCTGTTGGCTGCTCTTTAAAATCCGTGGTGAAATCTTTGGGAGCGATTTGCTGGAAGTTATAAGTACCTGGAGCATTAACTATTTTTTCCGGCAACTCGACAAGCGTTCCATCACTACCCTTCCAATATGGATAAATGCCGGTCACCACATTGGAAATATTCTCATCCTGCTGTAAATCCGTCAGATTTTTGCCATAACGGATTGTAACGCCGTTGTCCCTTCCGCGCTTGTTCCACAGCTTCACGGAAAAGCGGTCAAACTCATATTCGCCCCTGTAAACATCGAGAATGGACCCTTCTGAGCCCCCCAATAATGACCAAACCGCAGAAGGAATCGATACCTCAAACGCCGCCGATGTAGATTTGTCCGTCCAGAAATCAAAAGGGTTTTCCGTTGACGAATTTTCCTTTAAGCCAATCAGTGCCGATTGACAGCTGCTTGCCTTAAATGGCGAGACAACAATTCCGGTCAGCTTGTAGGCAATATGCCGGGCATATATGGTAACGATACCGGAAAGCGGTTTTGTAATCTGTGTGATAGAAAAAGGCTGCGGGCCATGATAAGGGTCCGGCTTAACAAAAAGAAGCCGGCGGTTTAAGATCTCGGAGTAATGAATGCCAGAAATAGGGTACTGCATTTCCAAATCATATACGCCATTTAGTTCTTGCGTAACCTTCATAGATACGGTATCGGATAAAGCACCTAAACCATTGTTTTCAAAAGCTGTCTCGGTTTCCGGGTATAAAAGAATCACAGTTTTCCTCCTTCCTAAAAATAGGCATAAGAAAACCACGCCCGAATGTTGAGCGTGGTTCTGTTGAGTTTTAGACTGTTTTTCGTTGACACTTCCCGCACCTAAAGGCAGGGGATTCATCTCCTAAATTTTGATGATTTTCAAGATAACCTATAAAACCAACCTGTTATTTAGAAAATTTTGTAAAGAAAAAGCACGTTTTGTAAGCGTGCTTTTTCTCTTAAGGTTACATCAGGTGGTCTAATATGTGGGAAAGCTATTGCTTATATTCACCCCCATGATAATGCCAAGAACTAGCAGCACCGCAACAATGGCGGTAAGAAACAGAATGCACTTTTTGATGGTTGCAACATTGTTATAAAGATATAGCCACATGACCTTAAACATTTCTTCTTGCGATATTTTTGTGTTATCTCTTCGCAAAAATACATCTTGATTTTCCGTCGATTGGCGAATATTATCGGGCAATGATCCTCCATTAGTTAATATTGCTCGATATTGCTTACACTCTTCATCCGAGCAAACGTCCTCACGCCCGAAGCCAAATTCTAACATCTTTTTTTGATACAATTCATCAATCTTTTTCATAACTCTTCACCTCGACCATAGTATAGCATAAGTGAATAAAACAAACAATAATAAAAACAAAATTCGCCGCATAAATCTGTCATTTTCTTTCTATATATACGCATGCAAAAGCTAATAGGTAATCTACTGTTTTTTGTAAAAATTCTGGAAATCATCGTTTTTCTGTGTTATTATGTCAGTAAGTAATAATAACTGAGGAGGATATTGATGAAAAAGACAAGAGAATACTATGAAGCATTGCTTGATTTTGGCTTTGTAAAAGGTGAAAATCTGACAAAAGCCGAAGAAGAGCAACACAGATCAAATATGAGAAATGGAATTGAAGGAGACGCAAACATCGCAGAAGTTGGCGCTGGGGTTTACAGAAGGGTCAACGATGAGCCTGACATGGAAACTTTTATAAGGATGTACATGTTAAAATCTCTGTACTTTTCAAGGGCCATTAGGAGCTGCTTGGTATTCTTTGTGGTCATTGCAGTAATCGGCATAGCTATTGGCCTCTTGGCATATATCGTACCAACTATGCTTGAATGGTCAAGATTTTCTCTATAATCTACTGCTGACCGCGAGGAGGAAGAAAAATGAAAAAGACCAAAGAATACTACCAAGAACTACTAGACCTTGACTTTGTGAAAGGCGAGAAATTAACCAAGGCTGAAGAAGATCATCACAGAGCGAGCTTAAAAGCCGGAATCAGTGTAGATAACAACATTGTAGAATATGGTACCTCTGGAACCTATAGAAGGATTAACGATGAGGATCTTGACGATGAGGCCTTAGTCAAAATGTTTATGTTTAAGGCTTTGCGAAGACTAAACACCATTAAAAATTGTCAGATTCTATTTGTCGTCATCGCTGTTATTGCCACTATACTTGCTATTGTTGCTATGATATAGGACAATCAGCAATGCTACCCGACACCTCCTATTATATTATTAACGGGGGAATTGTAATGAAGAACACCAACGAAATACAGAGGGCATTAGTCGACGCAGAGATTGTAGACGATGAAATTCAAAGAAATCTACGTAGCCAGAACAGCGAGGAAGACTATGGGGGAATCATGGCGCCCGATATTGCCAAAAAGCTTTTAGAAGACGCCGAGAACGACAAAATGAGTGACGCATATCTAAAAGTTTTCCTTCTCAGAATGTCCCGCGATATTCACACGATAAAAATCTGTGTGTTAATTTTTTCTATCCTGGCACTAGCTGGGCTCATAATCGGCTTGCTTCTGTCCATCGGCAGCTTAGGCGTTGTCATATCGTCCACCATCTAGGCGTAACCTCTATGCCGGTTATGCCGCCGTCCCAACTGATTGCATTCTCTCCATGCTCAAGAATCGGAAAGGCGCTGGTGGAGATTGTATTGTTTTTATTCTGCTCTTCACGGTAGGCGTCCTGTAATTCGCTGTCCAGCATAATATAATCGTTGAGCTCTTTGATCTGAACGCGATAAGAGCCTACATATAAATTCCCGGCTGCTGTCCCGTTGACCTTAATCAACGGCAGAGCCGGGAATAAACTATTATACAGCGTTTGGGCCTTAGCCATTGGAATAGGACGCTCGCCGTCCTTTCTCCACCGCTGCGGCTTGCACACGAAGGAAATCGTTAGCCGGCCGAAAAGATTCATCGCATTTTCAATCTCGGTAGGCCCAGCATAATAGGCCATACGGTAAAACTCAGGATCATAGCTATCTTCGAGACGCTGATAGCCGATAGGAGATTGAAGCCAGGCGCGGACAGCCCTTGCTCCCGCTGGAGTTTTGTTTTGATTGGCGTTGAAATACACTTCATAGGGCTGAGTGTAGTTGTCATACGCCCCTGTATCAATCAACAAATCGCCGTTTCTGCCTGCGACTTGAATTGTTTCATAACGCCGGGAAGGGCCCGGTTGATTTGGAAACCGCTCAACGACCACATTGCAGCTATACGACGGCACGCCAGCCCAAAATATAACGCTCATTTAGAAAAGCTCGCCTCCCTTCTTAATACCTCTGCCTGCATTCTCTGCATGACAACATCGGCAATTCTCTCTTCATCCATACCCGGCTGTGCAACCACGGTAAAAGTAAAATCGCCATAGGAATTGGTTTTGGTATACACATTGCCAGCTGAAATCGCGCTGCTCGGAAGGCTAAAGGGGTGAATATCAGCTTGGGCAGACAGCCTGGACATTCCGTCCTTTATTTCCTTTTCTGTGGATTTAAAGGCTACTTTCATACTGTCCGATAGCCCGAGCTCGAAGCCTTCACCCGTGTATTCACCGATCTGCTTAAATACTTTGGAGGGAGAACGAATGCCTAGAACGCTTTTTGCCCAGTTTGGAATCAAGTTGAATAAATTATCTATAGTGCTTTTAAGATTCCACTCGCGGCCGTTGATACCTTCTGTGGTTCCGTCTACAATTGCACCTCCAACCTTTTCCATCTCCTTTTTAGCGTCCATCGCGTAATTTTGGTATGTGGTTAAGGTTTCCTTGGTGAATCCTTCCGTTCCCTTTTCATATTGTTCAGCATAGTATTCAAGATTGATTAAAGCCTCTGCATATTGTTCTTGAAGTTTTCTCCTTTGCTCCTCAGCAGATTCTCCCGCAACGCTTGTAGCAGTTATAAAGCCATTATTTTGCTTTTCTAGCAATTCAACGGCCTTCTTAGTATTTCCTTCTAGGGCCAACGTCTGAGCGTCATTATATAGAGTGATAGCCTCATAGTAACGTTGTTTGTCTGCAGCATTCTGGTCGAGTTCAGCCTGATTTTCATCAAGCAGTTTCTTCTCTTTCTCCATGCGGTCTTGTAGTATTCCCAATTGCTTCCAATTATCTATTCCCCATTGTTCTGTTGTATCATTTTCAAGTGCCCGTAGTTTTTTTTCATTTAATTCTTTCCACTCAAGATAGGCCTCATCATACTTCTTTTTTTGCTCTTGTACAGCTCTATAGTTTTCTGCATAAGCCTTGTCAGCCTCAGCCATTTTAACTATAGCTTCGTCAGCTCCAGTTTTAGACTGCTCTAGAAGTATTTCTAGCTTTCTAGCTTCTATCAAGTCTAATACAGAATTCTTCATTTCATCGTAACGGTCAATCTGGTCTCCGGTACGCTTATATTCAGTATCTAAAGCAGCATTAAGCTCCCCTAAGATAAAATCAACACGAGCTTCGTTAGCATCTTTTACTTTTCCGTTGGCCTCCACTAGTGTGTTGAGTTCATTATAGAGATTCTGTACATTTTGAATCTCTGCGAGGTCTTTTTCTGCTTTTTCTCTTGCTGCTTCAGTTACCTGCAAATAAGATTCTCTGGCTTCATCTAAAGCTTCCCTTTTTTGTTCTAGGGCTTCGCGTGATATGCGCTCCTCTTCGGTTTCCTTTTGGGTCTCAGCGATCAAAAAGCCAATTCCTGTCACCAGAAGGCCTACAGCGGTAGCAACAGCCATTGCCGGATTTGCACCAAGGGTCGCGTTGAAAAGCTTCGTTGCAGTATCTGCTTTTTTAACACCTTCTATCATGTCCTTAATTGATTTTGTAACTTTTGAGATTGTGGGCGCTGCTTTCCAAACAGCAAAAGCCGCTCCAATTCCTGTTATTCCAGATATAACTGCATCCTTGTTGTCAATCACAAAATCAAACAGGCCCTTAATTCCCGGCAACACTGTCTTTTTGATAAAATCAAAGCCATCATCAATCGCGTCTACAAAGCCGTCAATGTCCACATCCTCGGTTAGCTCCAGGGCCGAATCGACAATCCCATTAAAGCCCCGCTGCACAGCAGTGGAGACCGGGCTGAGTTTTTTTGCGAGCTTTGCTGTGCTGTCCTGAAAATCAGAGGTTGCCTCGTTGGCCTCTACCAGATCCTTGTTGGTATCTCTCCATGCCTGTCCGGCGTCTGGCAATCCTTGGCTGGCAAGCTCTTGCATGACGATGTTGGTTCGTTCGGTCTGAGATTTTGCCTGCTTCAGCTTTTCGTTAAATTCGTCTTCGTTGGTGCCGGCCCAATTCAGCACATCTGCAAAATTGCCCGTTACCGTACCGGCCTTGATGGTTTCGTTGATACTTTCAGCGAGCCCATCAATCGGAATGCTGTCGCCATATGTGGCCCATGCGCCGATTGCCGCGTCTGTCAGCTCTGTAAGCTGTTCCTGCTCTAAACCCAGCGCCTGGAGATTCGCGGTCGTTGTAGCCGCTGTCTGGTCGTCGGCAAGGACACCGTAAAGCGTTTTATAGGTTTCAGCCGTCTCCTCCGCGCTGTAGCCGGCACGCTCGCTGGAAACTTCCAGGCTGCCCATGATTTTTTGATATTCTTTCGAGCCCTCGACAATCCCGTCTATTCCATCTTTGAGCGAGCTGAGCGCACCGGTTATTGCTGAAGCGGTTAGATTTGCGGTCAAGGCGTCACCAAACGAAAAAGCAGCCTTTTCCCCGTCTTTCATGCTTTCAGTAACATCCTCGATACCATCATCTGTTGAATCAAGGCTGTGCTCCATATTGTTCAACGATGTTTTCGCGTCGTTCAGCGCCTGCCGCCATTTTAGAGTTTGTGTAGCGCTATCCCCATATTTTTGCGATGATTCTCTAAGGCCCTGATCTAATAGATCGACCCGCTGCTTTTGCACGCGAATCTGTTCATTTAGAACCTTCATTTGTGCGGAAAGCTTTTCCTGCTCGGAGTCATTCTCCGTAAAGGAAGAGGTAACACGCCGCATTTCCGTATCAAGCGTTTTTGCCTGTTCAATAATATTATTGAGTTGTTTTCTGTACTCTGCTTCCCCGTCAATTCCGATTTTAGGTCCGATATTTACGGCCATAATTTTATCACCTCAGCTTTAGCAATCCGTCCATAGAACAGGGTTCTTTTATCTTTTTGGGCTCTGCTCCATTAAAAATAGAAAAGCAGGAAATCATGTCGCACATCTCTGCATAAGAGGTGCATAGGATTTCCTGCTTGCTCATATTCAGCATTCTTCCATAGAATAAAAACCAGGCCCGGTTAAACCTTATTTTGCGGCTTTTTCCTTTTTTTTTGCGGGTTCAACCTCTACGGTTTCCCCGCCCATAGCTTTAGCAATAATTGCCAGGATTCCGCCTTGACACAAAGAAAGATATTCCTTGACGGGCATATTGAGAAGCTCCTTTGTATTGAGCGGTTGCTTCTCGTACGCCGGATCACTAAAGGCCCGCTGCTCTTCAGCACCATTGCTCAGCGCCGCCAAAATCTTGATTGAAACTTTTGCCAGATCCCCGGTAGGCAGCTGGTTAATCTCGTTGATTCTGTCAAAATCCTTGCCAGGGCAAAGGTCGGAAATATCTGAAAAGGCCTGCACGGTCAATGCTAGCGGATATTCTTTCCCTCCAACGGTTATGCTTACCATCTTACGCGCCTCCTCCGGTAATCTTGAAGAAAGCCTTCAGAATTTCCTCTGCTTCGGTTTCGGTTTCCTGATCGTCAAAAATCTTCTGGAAATTTTTCTGCGGGGTATCATCCCTCATTAGGTCGGCTGTGAGCTCCCTGGTCTGCCATTCAATAGATTCCTCCTGAGTGTTCGCCTCGTTTCCGCTCATTTGGAACCGGCTCTTTGTTAAAACATAGGGGGCATATGTAGTCACGCCGCCCGACATGTACCGGATAATAAAACCGATTCCAACATAGGGCGGAACCGCCGCTTCTCCATAATTACGGACCTGAACGGTTTTGTCCGCCCCATATTCAAATGATTCCGGCTCCGGTAGGCCAAAAATTAACTCTTCCGCCTCGGCAAATAGCCCGTCAACCGTAAGCGTCGCCGTCCCTCCGGTGAATACGCCGGGAACATTTTCAGCTTCCACATTGTTTGCATAAAACGGGTTGCTGTCTCCAACCTCATAATCCGTACTTACGCCAACACCTCGCGCCAGCTCCCTCCCTTTGGAATAGGTGACGGTTCCGCCAGAGGCCGAATATACTGCTACATAGGGCTTTGAAAAGCCCGTAATAACTTTACCTGCCGCCATTAATCTCATCGTCCTTTCAATTTCTGTTCAATGTCTTCATCAACAGCCTGCTTCATAGCCTCTACCGCAGGCTTTTTAGATTTATTCAGCGCCGGTCGCACAAAAGGGTGTTTTTCCCTGTCTGAGGTACCGCTTTCTATTCCCCGCGCAACAAGCACGTTTGGCTGACCTTTTGGGTATTTCTTTGTCTTTACGTTGTTGTACCCGGAAAAGCCTAATTTCGCATTAATATATCCGTCTTTGACCTCTAAGGGTGAAATACCGAACCCTTTTATCAGCCCTTGTTTCTGCCCTACAGTAAGCGGGGCGGGGTCCTTTTTTGCGTAAGCAACGATACCTTCAAGCTCTGGTTTTGCCGGCAGGGCTTCCATATTTTCCTTAACAGCGTCCGCGACTACCTTTGCGCCGGCATAGACAGCCTTCCTGCAAACATTCCGTGTGTCTTTATAAAGAAGGGAGATTTTTTTTTCATATTCCTCCATCCCTTTGAAAGTAAAACTAGCCATCCAGTACCTCCCACACCCATTCATAATGATAAAAGCCTGTGTCCTCCTCAAATTGAACCGAATTAAGGAACCAGGCTATTTCATTATTATTTAGAGAGGTTTCAAAATCATCCTTCCAGGGGTCAAACTCCTGCTTAGTAAATAAATCAGTGCTCCCAGTTATCGTTCGCTCCGCATGTTGGTTTCCAGCTTCAAAATCATTTGCTCCTTCTTCCTGCCAGACAAAATAGCGCTCCGACTTTATTCTCTGCGCATGGCTCACCGCGTCTGTCACCGCTGTGTGTACAGCAATAATTTTTTCAAACCATCTCATTTGAAACCTCAAACCTCTGCTCAATTTTTGCAAGGGTTATATCCATACTTGAAGGGAAAACATTCTGTACTGATTGGACCGTATCTATCCGGTACTGTTTTCCGTCCTCAGTAACCGCAACATCCTGATTATTTACATCACCAGCCCGCGGCGTTCTGATAACCCGTTCAATCTCAACCTGGTTTTGCCGTCCGCTATATAAGCGCTGAATACCGAGCCGCTGCTCTTCATAACGAAGGGTAAGCTTTTTCTTTAGCCCTGGTTTAGGCTGATAGCCGGGCTCTGCAATGTCTGTGACAGCGTAAACCGTCACCAGACCATCATTAAACACTTGCGTGATTTGATTGTCAGCCGGACGGTGCGGCGCTTTCCACATGCCGGCCCACCGCCCTTTCGTTCTGCATGGCAAGGATTCTTGCTAAATAGTTGTTTTCAAACACGTCCTGCGCTCCATCCCGCATATAACGTACATATTCAAAAAGCAGGGTGCGGGGCTCTCCATCGGTTTCATAGTCCATCGCTTCTCCGCCTTTTCCGTCCAAATAAACCGAACCGGAGGCAATAAGGCCACGGATCTTCCCATCCGTGGCCTTGTCCTCCCAGGTAATATTCAGATAATTTTTAACGTCTGCAAGAAGTTCAGCAGGAATTTCCGCCCGCTTCATCACGATTTAGTGACAGTAACTGTGTACGTTTTTGTAGTTTTACCATCGGCAGCAGTTACCTTGATTGTCACTGTGTTGGAGCCCTCCTGCCAGGTGGCAGCTGAGCCGTTATCAACCTCGGCTTCGCCAACCTTCACTTCAATAGCGGCTTTTGCGTCTGCCGGTGTCGCCGTAATAGTGTTGGTTGCATTGGAAGTGGTTGTGGTATAGGTAGTCGTTTCAGAAGTAAACGCCGGATCCAGGGTCAAGCTGCCGATTTTCAGATCAGAAAGCGCAGCGTTATTGGATGGAGTTGCCGGCGTTACTTGCTCCACCTTCCAGATCGCGGGCTGCAAGGCAGAAATGTCCAGGAACAGGAAAGCGTTATTGTCCATCGGGAACCCGCTGGCGTATAGTTTAATCAAATACATACGCTCATCTTCAAGGAAATGATAGGAATCGTCGTATTCAATTCTTCCTTCCTTGCCCATACCGACCCCGGCAAAATATTTGTAGGCAATGCCGAGAATAGCCTCTCCGCGGTCTAGCGCCATAGACTGGACGATGCGCATAGGATAGGGCATAACATCATTTCTGTATGTACCGTCCGGCGCCATCAGGGTTGTAGCCGGCATAACCTTCTGGAAATAGTCCTGCGGATTGACAATCATTACGACGTCTCGCAACGTCCGAGGCTTACCATTCGGGTCAACAGCAATAAGAGAGAGCAGGTTGCCAATAGTCCCGGGCTGCAAATCTGTAACAGAGATTTTTGCTTTTTCGGGATAGACGCCGCCGGTAACAGTCACGCCTTTTCCAACCTGGCGGTTCATCCCGATGGGCTTTTCATTGCCGTCGCCTGCGACGACTCCAGCCTCCAGGCCGTTTGCAAGCGCTTCATAGAGAACCTGGCGCACATAATCGTCCAGCCATTCCGGGCCCAAATCAAGCATTGCCTTACAAACCGGAATAAATGCCGACAGTTTCAGCAGTGTCATGTCGATGGTTTCAAACCCGGAAACTAGCTCCTTGACAATATCGTCGCACAGCTTGCCCCACACAGCCTCCTGATAACCGTTGGTGTTCATAATCATTTCGGTTAGGCCTGTGGTCGGGATAAATTCAATCAAGGAAAGCAGCTCATGGCGGGTTTGTAGTTCGTCAAAGACCGCATCCATAATGGTTTTGGGCATCACCAGGTCAGCGTTTGCCAATGCCTGCTTCGGGTCCTTAGACCGCATACACTCTGCAACTTTCTGGTAATAATCGCGTTCTTTGTTGGTCAGCTGCCGCACCCCGCGCTGGGCCAAAGCCCTAGAATCCATTTCTTGCTTGAGGTCGTTCACCTGTGCGTCATAACGCTGCTGAATGTCCTGATTAATGCATTCAATTATTTGGTCGAACGCCCGATAAAAACCCTCGGTGTCGTTTTCCCTGATTGCTTTCTGAAGTAGTCCGCGAATTTCCTCACGGCTCAAAATGTCGTTTGATCTCATGTTTTTCTCCTTTCATTTTTAGACATTAAAAATCCCGGCCAGCATTCGCATAATGCTGGGACCGGGTTCTTTACTTTGTTTCATGTTGTCTTTGGGATTTTCAGGCAATTTCTGAACAAGATCCCTCAGTTGGGCCGCCAGGCTTCTTTGAATCCCGATTCGCTGCTCCAAATTAAGATTTGCCTTTTGCAAAATCTGTCCCGCATTGCTCATATCAGCCTCTTGCTCCGCAAATTGGTCGGCCAGTCCATATTGAATACACTGTTCTGCTGTCAACCACGTTTCCTCATCCATCATTTGAATAAGTGTTTCCTCGCTGAGATTACCGGCTGCTTTTTGTAAATAGGCCTGCCGTCCAGCAGCATTGATAACATCTAGATCGTCTGCCGCTTTTCGTAGTTCAGCAGCGTTTCCAACCGTTCCCATCCACATGTTATGAATCATCATTAGAGCGTTTTTGGGCATGATTACGGTGTTTCCCGCCATTGCAATGACAGAAGCGATTGAGCAGGCAAAACCATCCACATATACTGTCTTGTGCGCGGGGTGGCGTTTGAGCTGGTTATAAATCGCAGTGCCCTCAAACACAGAGCCGCCATAAGAATTGATGTAAATGTTAATCTCGGTAACGTTTGGATATTTTGCCAACTCCTCGCGGAAAAAGTTCGCTGAGGTTTCAGAGCGAATAACCTCATCGGTCCACCAATCATAACTATCTCCTTCAACGTCGCCATAGATAAACAAATCCAGCGTGTTCTCAGACGCAGCCTGTTTGATTTCCCACATGTTTTTTCTCATTCAACTTCTCCTCCTTCCTGAGTAAGCGGGCGGGTGGCCTGTCCCATTGTTGATATGTTCAGGGTCATATAGTGCTCATCCGCCCACGGCTCGTTAATTATTGCCTGGTTTGCCGCCCTCCGCACGTCGTTGATGGTATACGCGCCGGAGCCCACCAGCTTTTCTACATTGGCGGCGTTCTCAAACAAATCAAAATGTATAATCGAGGAAGAATCCACACGGATAAAATCGCCCCTATGCCATCCGTCATAGCCATAGCGTTTCCTTGTGGCTTCCTCCTGAAGCTGGTCACAAATTGGATCAATGCAATTTGTCAAAAACCTGGTGTTTGCGTCGGCAGTTCCCTCTACCTTTCCATTGACCAGAACAGCGGGGATTAAAAAGGCCCTGGCGGTAAAATCAAAGATGTCCTCAATCAGATTTTTAATATCACGTGTGTCTTTCGCGCCGCTGGTTCCGCTTGCTTTCTCGTATTCATATCCATCAAATTCCGGTAATATCGCCCCGTTGCTATTCAGAAAGGGCTTTACCTGAGCCTCGATCATAGCTTGGAAGTTTTGGGCCCAGCCTTCATCTCCACGCGCCATCTGCGAGACATGGACTTTCCAATGCTGCCCCTGATCCCATTCATAGTTCTTGATCGCAGCTTGTACTAAACGAAAATAAGACTGATATAATCCGTTGACAACCGGACGCATATTTTTATGGTTTAATTTCAAATGAATCACATTGTTTTCGTAAATGGGGTATTGGTATTGATAGTTGTCAACTACGATTCCGCGATATTCATTTTGCCTGCTGGGCCATTCTTCTGGGTCCTCCCAGTCATCAGCGACCACAAGCGTCTCTCTCCCATCCACAGGGAGAGCGTTGACAATCAAGGCCTCATTGTCTTGGTACAGCTGTGCAATCAGTTTATGCATAAACATGGTTGAGTTCTGGTTGATGTTCGGGGAATAATTCCACATATAGTATTCTTTTTCAAATACCTCTTCGTTTCCCTGAAATGTTTTAATCTCGCAGCGCCCCATTGCATTTGCAATCATATCAACGCATATCCAAAAACAAAGTTCGCGGATTTGATATTCTTGAGCGGCCTCAAACAGCTCCCGGCATGTTACATCTACTATCTCCACCTTTCCCTTTTCTTTTTGAGCTCGGAAAAGCTTAAAAAAATCCAGCCCCAAATAACCACCGCCTTTCTATAGCCTGATCGCCCCGATTGGAGGGGCTGAAACGGGCATTCCGTCGCCTAAAACAGGCTCTATAACTACGCTGGCAACCAACGCCATAAACATATCTGTTTTTCGGCTTTTTCCTTCTATTTTGGCATAGATAAAATTTCCCGTGTCTACACCCTTATTTTTTGAGCTGCGCGTCCGCTTGGTGTTGTTCACCGCCCACCGTAAACATGGATTATCTCCCCAATGGAAAAGGCCGCGGTCGAAGCACTCCTGGATGACTGGCTCAATCATCATAATATCGGAAGGCCTAACCAGTTTTACACGGTTTCGATCATTGGCGTCAAATCCTATTTTTTTCATGCTCTCAGACACCAGGGTCCAACGAAAATGATCCATCGCTAAACCCTTGATATTATAAATCCCTGCCGCTTGCTGAATATAGGCAGCAAGTAAATCGGGGTGAATGCTAACGTCTTCGACAACCGTCACAAGCCCCTGTTTAGCCCAATCCTTCCAGGGGGCTTTCACCCGGCTGAGAGTTTTTGATTGAGCGCACAGCCATGCGTGATTAAGGTCGTAGCGTTCGGGCCCACGGCGGAAATGAAGGTTTACCGCCGCCCAGTCTGATAATTCGGCGTAGTCTATGCCAACAGTACAGGACCATCCTTTCATATTCGGCAGCTTCTGGTTGGTCAATTTTACCTTCTCGTAGTCTGTCACGCTAATCTCCTTTTGCCCTGCCCGTATTCCCATTCGCTTTGTTATGAAGTCGCCGTTCTGCTCTGGGTGTTCGCACCAATCCCGATATTCATCTTCAATCTCCTGGCGAAGGTGTGGAAGATAATAAAGGGAAGGGTTTGCCATATACCAATTTTCAGGATCATGCACCTGCTCTTTATTTTCCAGGCAGCAAATAAACGGCAAAAATCCATTGTCCGGTTCGCCTTCAAACAAAATCCGCCGGCCACGCGCTAAATAATCATCCAAAGGGCCGTCTGAAATTTCTCCATTTGAAGTAAATATTCCCACACGGGGCTGTGCCACCTTTCCTTGACCGGTTATAAAAACTTTGATATTGTCGTAATTTTCAAAAGCATGAACCTCATTGAAAACGACTTTTCCTGATCTCATTCCATCCCGGCCCTTTGGGTTATTGGTTCGGCCCTTCATTACTCCCTTATTTTTGCGTCCCTGAATAATCTCTTTGGTATGGTAATAATGCTTTTTTAGCTTCGCTTCAAATTTTGGATTTTCAAGGACCTCCGCGAGGTCTTTGACCGGAGTAACAGCCTGTTCCTCGTTATTTGCACATATGTCCACATTGTAATGCGCGACCGGGTTGTATGGAGAAACCGAGCAGGCTGAATCAAAAGCAATAAAACCATCCTTTCCCGCACCGCGTCCCACCATGCAAAATAAAGTTTTCCACCGTGGCATCCCATCAGCCTTATAGGTACAATCCCATAATGCAAGAACAAACGCCTCCCAGGGGAAAAGGCGATCATAGGGGAAATACTTAATCAAACCAAGATATTTATTCAGCTGTTCGGTATCAACATAAAGCTCCTCCGTTTCAAAGCAGTTGCGGACATGAGCGACCAGGGAACGTTGTTCCTTACAGGCACGCGGTTGATTTGATTCAACAATTTCAATATAATTGCTTACCTCCACAGGAAGCTTACAGCTCATCATCCTCACCGCCTGTTTGCGGCCTGGAGCTTGTCGCCTGTTCGCGGAATCCAAGCGCTGTCCATATGTTCAGCATTTGAGCCGAGACCCTGGTCGCAATAGTCAGTGACTTATTGTCGGTGGTCCCTTTTTGCGTAGCCCCGTTTGAATATTCGACATAGACCCCGCGCGTTACAACATCCTCGTTGAGCATTTTTAACCAACACCAAAGATTCATATATTCTTGCACCTTATCGGTGTATTGCCGCCCCACCAACCCACGAGTGTCCAGGTCATCCAGCATATCATTTTTTAATTCTACATATTCCGGCGTGTTGGACCACCGGCTGGCAGCGGGCTGTCGTTTTCCAGCCAAATCAATCACCTTCTTTGTTTTTTACTACACGGTCATGCAAAACCTTGGAAAAAGCTGAAATGTCTTGCAAACCCCCGAATACATATTTTTTTACTTACTCTGTTTTTCAGAAGGGGGGAGTTCCCAAAAATCCCCATCTATATTTATAAAATTTTTCGCATGCGTAACATCTGCCGCAATTAATACATTTTCGAATAATAACCTCCATATTAATCCCATCTTTCTTCCGTGATTGGAGCCCGTATATTTTTAAATTGTCTTTGACTTTCCGGGTGTAGTTCTTCATGACATTGCTTACAGACGCTTATAAGCTGGCGTTCCCCTGTTTCCTCATCCCATATAGAGAGAGCTAAGTCCGGCCTGCTTCTTAAATGTTTGACATGGTGGACTATCTTGGCCTTGCGGTATTTGTGCTTAACGTCCTTGCAGCGTTGACATTCATAATGGTCCAGTTTTAAAACATCTTCCCGAGACTTCAACCATTCTCCCCAAGTGTAAAACTCGTGTTCTTTCCCGGCATTTATTAGATCTATTAGGCGTTTTAATTTGATCGGAGCAATCACAATATTAATCCTTTGTCATTTCCTTCAGGGAGAAACAGAGGCTATTTCGCATGTCATACAGAAGAGCAAGACGCTTGCGCCCTTCTGTGCTCATGCATTCCTTTCTGTTTGCCAACGCCTCTTCTATTCGGTCCATTACCTTTTTGAGCTCGGCCTGGTATTCGCCTATAAGCTTTTCTTTTTCCACGCATATCACCTCAAAATGAGCATAAGAAAAGCGCTCATCTTATTGATGAACGCTCTTGATAAAATTAACTATTGTCCATGCGGGAACTCTCCTGGGGGAACAGATGGTGTAGCACTGGATTTCAACCGCTGTGGTTCGACCAAAATCTCATGTAGAATTTTCAGAAGATATTTTCCTGTTATAATCATGCTAACTATATAATACACAGATAGTCCAACAAAACAATAAGCCCAGACGCAGCCAATTGTTTTGTTATCTGGAACCAACGCCCCTAAAGCCACGCAAGCAATGATTAACATCAGCCCAACTATTAGTGGTTCTGTATATCTAAAAACAAGTTCACCTATTGCATTTTTCTTTGCAATTGTTTGCATGACTCTACTGTTACTAAGACCGATAAGAATTGAAATTGAGGTTAAAATAAACCCAGACATGGTAGTAACGCAAGTAATTACTGCGTTAAGAACAAATTCTATATTCTCAAGTGTTATATTTCTGATTCCGAGGAAGTATATTATTAATATGACAAAAACTGTTACTATAGCTGGAATTAAAAAACGAATTTTTTTCATATCGTTTGAGCCTCCTTCCTCATAATCAAATTTATTCATCTATCTTTGTATATATCCTCATAAACTCATTAACCAACATATCATGGGTGATTGGATTATTCTTTGTGTATTTGAGATCGATCTGATATTTCTCGCGGTCGTTAAGTAAATCAATTGTTTCAAAACCTACATCTTCATGCGCACTGGCTTTTACAATCAGTTTTGTTGTAGCTGGAGATTTATATGCGTCTAGTATAAGATCCTTTGTATTCTGCGATTCAAGTCTTCTACACCTCTCCCTGCCCGCACTTATTTCGAGACGAATTATTCTTCCTTGATATGATGAAAGCTCTTTTAAAAGTTTATTCAAGGGAGTAGAAGGCTCCTCAACATCTGTATTAGTTATCCCCTCTGTGTCAGCAGCTAAAATAATATTACGATATTGTGTTGTATCTATGATTTTTTTTATTCTTTGACCTACTATTATAGGCTTAAGCAACACAGAAGTGCCCTCAGGAGACAAGTCTCCAAGATAAAATTCAAGAGCCTTAATTGAAGTGCCGTATTTATTTCGTTGTAAGTATAGAATCCCATTGGATTCATTATACAAAAATGTTGTGGATTCAGCCGGGTACTCATGTTCGTCTAACTGTATCATTTCAAAGGATCCATCTCCATCAGCGATCCCCGGTAGCATTTTTTCTCGCAGATGAATAAGCTGTATTTCCCACATATTGCTATTAGAGATACGCCCACATTTATGTATCATATGTATGTCGCCATAGATTTTACGTTTGGATTCCTTTAATGAATTTTGAGAAGTATGTTCCAAAAGAACGCTCAAATCATACGCTGATTCCACAGGTCTATCGTTTTGAAACACACAGTAATATGGTCTAAAAGAATCAAATTGTATGGTCTTTTTAAGTTGTCGCATATAAACACCTCCTAATAGCGTAATTGTAACACTCAAAGGGGATTTGTACAACAATTTAAAATATCTTGGCAAATTTAATTTGCTTCCCATATATCCGGGTTTTGCCCCGGATTTTAAAGGAGGATGGCTTTAAGCTAAATTTTTACAATATTATTTTATCACAAAAGTACGTCCCCCGCGTTACCCATTTTCTCCCACAAAAAGTAAAAGAACATTCTTCGGTATTCATAGAACTGCCGCCGGCCGCAAGGAGGACAAAGCCTTTCGTATGTAGCGCCTTCTCTTGTCACATGCTGAATGATATATTGCTGCAGGTTCCCGGACGCCTCTAATGCCGATTGTTCGATCATGGCAATATCATTGCTTAGCTTGACCGCCATTTCTGCATGCTTTGCGGTTGGGTTTCCGGGTTCATTCTTTCCCGGCATACCGGTTATCGGAGCAGAAGCGATAGAGCGCAGCTGTTGAAGCCGGGCTTTCTTTTCTTCATACTGAAGGCAGAAGCTTCTCAATTCCCGATACGCTTCTTTTGAAATTCCGTATTTATCTAGCTTTAAATCCCGTCTTCTCGGCATATTTTCCTCCTTCTCAGCTTGTCCTTGAGATATTCCGCATTTATAGATTCAGGCAAGAGGGAAGATGGCATTTCCCGTCTGAGCCAATCCATTCACAGCGGTTCCTTTTGCAAAATTCCCGGGGCTTCCCGTCGTATTGAAAACGGGAGGCCTTTTCTTTGTCCTTATTGGGAACGCCTATTCCCTTCTGTTCTGCGATTGGAACTTGCGGTGCTTTTTTAACGCGCCTGCTTTGGCCGGCTTCTTCCGCTGCCTCTATAATTTCCTCCGGGGGTTCAACGCCAAACGCGGCGCCAGCTTTTCTAATGCTGGCCGGGTATGGGTCTTGTTCTCCGCGCTCCCAGCGGCTGATCTGTATTGCGCACATCCCGCACCTTTTAGCAAACTTCTGTTTCGTGAGGCCTGAGCCTTTATATAAGTCAAAAAGCCATTTTGCCGCGGGGTTCATGCTTCTTCCTCCTGCTCCATGCAAGCACCACAATATCTGCAAAATGAAGCTAACGAATCGATACTATCCAGACGGTTACACACGCTGCAAATACCCGTGCCTTTTTTCTTATCTACTGCAATCCAATGCCCAAGCTTCAGAGAGCTAGGACACTCCTGTTTCATCTGCTCCAGCTCTGCGCGCAGCTTGCCGTTTTCAGCAAGCAGCTTTGCGCTCTGGCTTTTATCAAAATCATTGATTCTTTCCAGCTTATCCGCGGCTTCCATGCACAAATCCATGATTTCTAACGTCGCTTTGTCTTTGTATAAGCTTTCTGTGCGCAGCTTCTCAATCAGTTTTTCTATGTCCATCACTCTTCCTCCTTCACCGGCCCCCGTTGTAGATAACCACCATCGAGGGAAAAGGGGCGGCGTTTACGGCGTTGCCGTCATCGTCCGTAAAATGCAAACGCCCTCGCACAAACCTGATTTCCGCCTTCCCATAAATGTAATCGTGAAAATAATTCGTGTCCGTCCGCGCTGGAATGAGCAGCACGATTGGAAAGCCCCCGCGGGCCTCTATGAACGCCTTTTTCACCCATTTCCCAATCTCGCGCCCATAAGGCGGATTGCAGAATACCGCGCCGCCGCGGTCCCAGCTTTGTGAAAGCCCGTCTGTCTCCGGCGTATAGTATAAGGGGCATTTCGCTGTCTTATCGGTAGCCGCGGGGTCCAGAACAAATTGAAATTCTTGGTTCAACTTATCAAAAAAATCCTGCGGCGTACACCAACACATATTTTTAGACGACAGAAGCGCCTTGTTCAATTTCTATGGCCTCGCTTTCCCTGAAAAATTGCTTGCAGCGCCATTCGCCGGCCTTCGCCCCTGCTGCACCCTTCCCAATCCTCGAATGCGGTTTTAAAGCCTGAAAACTCTCCCGTGACCGTTCTTTCAGCCTTTGCCATTGGACATTCGGATGTGTCCTTTTTTCTGCATTTTGAGCAGGTGAGTTTGTCTTTCATGTTGTGTTCCCCCTTGATGAACTCCAGCGCCGGCCTCTTTTTTCTTCGATCACTTAACCACCCTCAATTCAAAACCCGGATAAAGCGCTTCCCAGTCCTTTTTCTTGATTTTAAATTCCTTTGTCTCCACGCCCTTGACATCCTCCACCCATACTAGCCCGGAAGAATCGCACACCATGAAATCCGGCCTGTACCGGGTGTTTCCCAACAAGAGGAAGGACGGCTGCCGGGTAAACCAAAGAATCCGCCCCGATGCTCTCAGCGCCTTCAGCTGTACGTACCGCGCCGCCTCCGCCTTGCTGTCAAAGCGTATTCCGTCAACCTCAACCGGCGTGTTGTGATACTTCGCCGGCTTAACATGCAGTTTCATGTCACGGCCTCCAGTCCAAATCATCGAACGCGCCCGATTGCTCGAACGCCTCGATGTTGTAGGTGGTTTCGGCCCCTGTTCCTGTTTTGCTCTGTTCAGCCCTTTCACGCTTAACCCAGTTTCGAACAGTGGCTTTCCAGTCCTTCATATTGTTTTTTCCGACTTTCCAGCCATTGCTCTCGTAGTAGTTGCAGAAATAATCTGCGTCCAAAGCATAGCCCTGTTCCTTACAGAATGAACGAACTTCCTCTACGGTGGGCTTTTGAAAGCGTGGTACGCGCGCGGGCGCGTCTTTCGTATTCGTATTCGGATTTGGATTGGATTCTGGATTGGATTCTAGCGGTGAGTCACCGTGAGTCACCGTGGACCACCGTGAAATATCATTTTCGCTTGGCTCAGGAAACTTTGACTTCTTGGTTTGTATTCTTTGATACTTGCCCCAGTTTGGAAGGCAAAAATAGGGTTCTCCTGCAACATCATAGAGAAGAATGCTACCATTGCGTTCCAAAGCTTCAAGGCCCTTTTGAATATCTTGTTCCCGAACTCCGTTCCTTCTTGGAAATACGAATCCTTTCAGCAATTCCGGATCCGCGCTGCCTCTTCCGTAATCATCAACATAAGTCAGTAGATACGTCCATAATCGAAATTGAAAATCTGAAAGCGCGTTGATTGATTTGCTTGTACGAATCTTTTCGCTAATAATTCTATTTGGCACCTTACCACCGCCTCATAGCTTTGTTTGGGCGGGATTGACACGAATCCTCCTGAAATAGCCTTTGACATAAATGAGGGCTTCGCCTTTTGCCCGGCTGACGATCCGCTGGATGGGGAGGTCGTTCTTAGCCTGTGTCGATCTTCGGCGGCTGGATTCCTGCAAGTATTTTTCCATCTCGGCAATATCGTTTGTGCGCCAATACCCCCGGCCGCTGGAGCTTGAAACAATCGCTTCCCCAATCCGTTCCAGCTCTTTGTTGGCCTCTTTGATCTTAAAACGGACATCCCGCTCTGAAATCCCGACTGCCTTGGCAATGTCATAACGGGAAACGGCGTTTTCCCTTCCGGTGGGAACGAATGAAATAATGTTCAAGCTGTTTCACTTCCTTTCTCCTGCTTAGTTAAAAAGGCAAGTCGTCGTCTGTAGGGACAGGAATCTCTTCAAAATGATCATTTTCAGTAACCGGTGCAGACTTCTTAGATTCCCCTAACGGCTTATCTTTGGGCGTTTCAAATTCTCCCCTCTCGATATAGTCGGCGCTTACAAACCGGTATGGCCTTACCTTCCACCCGTGGCGCCCTTCGTACTCCCACTCTTCGTTGCGGAACATTACTCCAATGCGTTTCCCTTTCAGCTTAGTTTCATCCCAGTCCCATTTGTAACCGGGATTGCTCAGCTCTAATGCGTTTGTAATTGCCTTGAAGCGTCCCTGAGACAACTTCGCTTGGTCGCTGCTTCCTTCCATTGGGGGAAATACCCTGAGAACTCCATTCCATTTTTGTTTTCCATATACGGCCTGTGTCCGATAATCTCTGGCAAAGTAGCCGGCTCTAGGACCTTCCACAATATCAAAACTGACCTGAAGGCGTTGAAACGCTTCTCCATTGTTGTTGTAATAGGTCGTTTCCTTCGCCTCCATAATCTCGCAAATATAACCGCCCGGCTCCAGCGTTTCCTTGTCTCCATTGAACGCTTCTACTTGATCCCAATTGTCAATTCTCTTCATGTTGCTCCTCCTCAGTGTTGTAATATTCTCTAATTGTTAAATCTATTGTCTTTAAGTCGTTTTCAGTTAATGAATCCTCAAACATCCCTATCGGGCTTTTAACGGTATCCATTCCGTTGTTTTGCGTGGAAAAATAGTAATGCCCGTCCTTCACCTGCGTTTTGAGGACAATCGTGAAAAGCCCCTCAACGGTAATCTTTTCGTCTAACAACTTACCGATTGTTTTGCAGCGCTCCCGGCCTTGATCGTCTGTTGTCAAATGTGACAGAAAATAAACAATCCTATCATCCGGCAGAGTTTTTACTAACGATATGAGATCAAAATAATTTTTTCCTATATCCGTGAATTTCTGAAAACCGTTTTCCTTTGCCCTTCTCATGAACTCATCGGCCATTAAATACTGTGAATCATCTATCACAATTGATTTTGCACCTTTTCCAACATAGCCGCGGATTGCTGCCGTTACTTGATTATAATCATCCGATATGTAGGTTTTTAGCCTTGTGCGAAACGGCAGCGGCTTTCCTGCAACATTTATAATTGCAACTTCTCCCGGCTGAAAGTTTCTCAGTGAGGCACTTTTCCCTGTGCCCGATTCTCCCAATATCATTACGGGGATTCCCATTTTTGCTCCTTCTTTCCTACAATTTCACCGGTAAAGCTTAGGGGACAATCTGCTCCAAGCTTGTCCAACTCTATAAGAGGTTCATAGGTTCTAATACAGAGGATTCGCAAATGGCCGTTTACTGTTTTGCTCTTGCAATAAGGGCATTCTCTACAGCAAACCTTTCCGTTTTGGAAAAATACCTTGCGCTCATCAATTCCAACAAGATAAAAGCTTACTCCGTTCATCCCGCCAATGCTCCCCAGCTCATAATCCGGTCTGTCATAATATCCAAATGGTTCAGGAGCCATTCGGAAACACAGGCTTCGCAAAGCCTCGTCCCGTCTATATCAGCGACGGCGTCTACAGTGCGGCCGCAGCCTTCACAGACAGGAAGGAAAGGCTCCTGCCGGTCATATTGTGCCTGCGCCCATCCATACCCCTTAGTCATTGAGCCTCGCCTCCAGCTCCTGAATTCTGCTACCATGTCAAGCATTAACCCATTCACATTTTCCATTTGACAACCTCCCTTAATCCCCGGAAAGCATAACGCGAGCCATCTCGGCAGCTTTCAGGTATTGCTTTGCCCACCTATTCATTCCGTGGACCGCCTTTACTTTCTTCACAAATACTTCTATGCTCCCGCAAAAGCAGCCTGTAACCGCGTAAATCTTCTTATCTTTATCAAGATAGCAGGTCAGAAAATCATTCCGTGAGCCGATAGGACCTTGTACAAAGTATGAGCGCGGGCTTGAAATATAAGCATTGAATCCTATTTTTGCATTTCCGAAGACCCAGCCGTCGTCGTAGACCCTGCCGTTGCCGTAGACCTCACCGTTGCCGAAGACCTTGCCGTCGCCGAAGACCCAGCCGTTGTCGGAGACCCTGCCGTCGCCGAAGACCCTGCCGTTGTCGAAGACCCTGCCGTTGTCGAAGATCCAACAATCACCATCATGGCTTAGGTTTTCCTCTGATTCAACCCATCCGCCAAGGTTTCCTTTCTGAACGTCGCCAAAATCCCGCACTGCTTGGATTTTATGTAAAATATGGCCGCCAACTTCTTTGGTCTCTTCTGTTAAAATATATTTCTTTTCCATTTGACAACCTCCGTCCACGTTGATATACTATAGGTAAGTTCTTTCTGTTTGCCGCGTCAGGAATTGCCGTTCCTGCGCGGCTTTTTTATTACCTGCCATGCCTGTTTTTCAGCCTCCTATGGGTATCGTTGCTGTATTCGATCATCATACTGTCGTATTGCTTGCGCAGGAACTGCTGGACTATGACGCAGGATTCCTGAAAAATACAGTTGTGTTTCTGCATGGTCTTGCAGTGCGTGCAGCACTCCGGTATATTCATGCCGCTTTTCTCCTTTCGCCCTTCCTCATTGTCCGAATCTTACAGCGGGCCCTCCCGCGCTCCCGGCGCTCACATATCCAGGCCACAAGGACCATCAGTGCAAACGCCGCAGAGAATATGTACAAGGTGATTAGAAAGTTCATTGCTGTCCTCCCTCAGATTCTTCCAGGATTCTTATGAATGACGGTCCGCCGGCCTGTTTCCCTTTTTGAATGCGTCAACGCTTTGACCGTTCTGTTCCGTTCAAATTCAAGAACGCCCTGAAGAGTTACGACCTTATGCTTTGGGCTCGCTGCGATAACCTCTCCAAAGCTTCCGTTGTTTATCACTCGTCTGGCGTTGGCCGGGCTCCATCCAAAACGCTGCGCTATATCCTCAGCGGTAAACCGTGTCTTCATTTCCGGCCCTTCGGCTATACACTCTCGAACAATGGCGCGAATGTACTCTTCCAGGTTAAAATCCAATTTAAATTCCTCCTCTCAAACAATCATTTTGAAATAAAACGCAATCGTGGCGGTAACAAGCGCCAGCAGCAATATGCGGAAGCTCCATTCAAAGACAGCTTCGATGTGTTGATTCATCGCTTTCCCTCCCTCACCTTTTGTTACGAACCAATTTAGCCACCGGGATTTCATCGTCCCAATCTAAGCTGCGAACTTTCCAACGGCCTGTCGCCAGCAGCCGGTTGATTTCCTCCAGCCCGACGGCCTCGCGAAGCTCATATATGCTTTCCTCCATGTTCTGGCCTCCTTCCTTTTGTTGAAAACTCGGTTGATAAATGTGAATAACCTTGTCCCTCTTTTCCCTGGGCTGTATAATAGGAGCGGGGGAGGGAGGTGAAAAAATGGACAACGAAAAAATAGCGCGCGATGTAGCAAAAATATTTGCAAACTCAGAACTTGGCAAATCAAAATTTGAAGATCCTCAATCTAAAATGGAACAGATTTTAGAGGATTATTGCGCCGCTTATGGGTTTGTAATGAGCCGGGATGAACACTTTATTCAAGAGCTAATCCACCGCGGAGAGTAGCCTGTTGGGCTTTGTCTGTGGCCCATTTACAGATGTCGGCAACGTCGTTCACTGTCATTCCTTCGTCCTTGCATTGTTGCAGCAGTGCAAGGACGATTTTTTTCTTTCTCTGCCTTATCTCATCTTTCTGACAAATACGATCAATCGCAGCTTGTGCTTCCTTATTCATCGTTTTCTCACCTTCCTTGAGATCGTCATTTGCCGGCATAATCTCCATCTCCTTCCTAAAATCTTTCTACCCCTCACCTATCCGATGGATTGTTGTCGGTACACTATAGCAACAATGAGCCCTGCGAAATTGCCTTGAAGATTCAATCTATACAAGAATGCGATGAAAACACAATGCTAAAAAAGGGCTATAGATTCGTCAAGGAAATTCGTGATTGATTCTAAGTAGTCGTGATCCAATCGTCCGCAATTAAATCCTCTGCCTGGGGCTGCCACCCTCGGCAGGGGGCATTGCTTGCCACGCTCTCAATTGTGCAGCAATCCGGCGTATCTGTAGGTAAAATTTTAACCGCAGCATTACACCATACACTTGTTGGATAATTCCAAGACTGCCGTGTTATATACGGCTTGTTTGTAGTTCGCGCCTTAACCGCGTCGCAGATATTCATACTTTCTCCTTCCTAAAAATTTCCCTGCCCTCCACATAGCGAGTGGGGGGCGTGTCTGCTTGTTCTTCCTCCTGGGCCACGTTATAATAAGGTGGAAAGGAGGCGACCCCTAGTGTCGATTATCATAAGTGGCGTAATACCCCTTGCTTCAGCTATGGGGATATAAGCCACACCATGTTTCCCCGTTAGGAGGGCAACATCTTGCATTAGATAGTAAATAGTAGTATAATATTTTCTATGAAATATAAGAGCAACAACAATGTGGTGTACTCCTGCAAATATCACGTGGTTTGGTGTCCAAAATATCGCCGCAAGGTCTTGGTCAACGGTATCGCTGTACGCTTAAAGGAACTCATAGAGGAAATTTGCTGTGAGCTTCGCATCGACGTCATAGAGATGGAAATCATGCCGGATCATGTGCATTTGCTCATGGAAGTAGACCCGCAATTTGGCATCCATAAAGCTGTGAAGCAAATAAAAGGACGCACATCCCGAATTTTGCGTCAGGAGTTCGGAACGCTCCGTTCAAGGCTACCCTCACTGTGGACAAATTCCTACTTCGTATCCACCGTTGGCGTAGCTCCGTTGTCTGTCATCAAACAGTACATCGAAAATCAGAAAAAAGTGTGAGGTGTGGAGATGGAATATAGCTATAAATTCCGCATCTATCCCAATGAGGCACAAGCACAACAGATACACAAGACCTTTGGTTGCTGTCGTTTTGTCTGGAACCACTATCTTGCTAAGCGGAAAGCGGTCTATGAGCAGGACGGCAAGACTTTCAACTACTATGGCTGTGCCGGAGATTTGACCCAACTCAAGAAGCCACTGGATTGGCTGCGGGAAGTAGATGCTACTGCTCTGCAAGCTTCTTTGCGGGATCTGGATACGGCCTTTCAGAACTTCTTCCGGCGGGTAAAGCAAGGCGAAAAGCCCGGCTATCCAAGGTTCAAAAGCAAGCACGACCATCGGCAGAGCTACAAGAGCAAATGCGTGGGGACAAATATCAAAGTTCTGGACAAGGCCGTACAGCTCCCGAAACTCGGTCTTGTAAAGTGTCGTGTCTCAAAAGAGATCAAAGGCCGCATCCTGTCTGCTACAGTATCTAAAAACCCCAGTGGGAAATACTTTGTCGCCCTGTGCTGTACCGATGTGGAAATAGAGCAGTTGCCCTCTACCGGAGTTGCTGTTGGTCTTGACATGGGCTTAAAGTCGTTTGCTACTGCCTCGAACGGCATGGAATACCCCAACCACAAGTATCTCGCAAAATCCCAGAAGAAGCTGGCCCGTCTCCAGCGGCAGCTCTCCCGAAAAACAAAGGGGAGCAAGCGCAGAGAAAAAGCACGGCTTCAGGTGGCAAGACTCCATGAACACATTTCCAACCAGCGGCAGGACATGCTGCACAAGCTGTCCACCCAGCTCATCCGGCAGAACGATGTCATTTGTATTGAGGATTTGGCCGCTAAGAACATGGTCAAGAATCAAAGGCTGGCAAAATCCATTGCAGACGTTTCTTGGGGAGAGTTCCGGCGGCAGTTGGAGTATAAGGCAAAGTGGCAGCACAAAGCGTTGGTAGTAGTAGACCGGTTCTTTCCGTCCAGCCAGCTATGCTCCGCCTGCGGTGCTCAGTGGACGGGGACAAAAGACCTCGCCGTGCGGGAGTGGGTCTGCCCGGAGTGCGGCGAACACCACGACAGAGACATAAACGCCGCGACAAACATCCTCAACGAAGGACTGCGCCTGTTGACGTAGTCAGCATATATGGTAGGGCGGGACACGCCCAAACCTATACGCTCGGGGACACCGTGTAAGACCTCGCATGGGCAGGCTGTGGTGGTTGAACCGAGAATCCCCCGGCTTTAGCCGTGGAGAGTGTCAAAAAGTCTGTATGTTCTGTATTGCTTGCAGCCGTAAGCGCTGTATTTGGATTCGTGCTTGGGTTGTCACAATAGCTTTGCAAACAGGAATCCTACCATAAAACAAAGAACAAGAACTATGATCCAAATAACATTAATTTTGGTTCGCAATGCGGATTCAGTAGTTGCAATATAATACCGTATCCAATCTATTTGCCCTGTCACTTTCTCCACAAAAGGAGGTAGCGGAGGGCTTTCTTCATCCATATCGATTTTAGGAATATTGATGTCTTTTTTCATTTCCTCACCCCCTTCTAAAATTTTTTCTCCATTCCTCATAAAGTCCTGTTTAATGGACAGATAGGGTGGTATTATTTAATTGGGAGGTGAGATAACTAGAACCAACGCTACTGTCTTCAAGAACTTTCAACGCCTTCTGTGCCCCGGCATAGTTTTCTTTTGCCGCTAAAAGTGCAGCCTCCAATTCCTCGACCTTGTGTTTTGTCCTTTGAACCTTTTTTCTTGCCGAGATTAAAGCACTTTGCTGTGCCTTCGACATTTTTGAGGGATCTCTGGCACGCTTTTCAGCATACAGAATTGCAGCCGAAACACATTGCCTTGAAACACCGTATTTGTCAGCAATTTCTGATACGCTTAATCCTTTGGCCCGCAACTGTACATATGTAGCTTCGGTTGGTGACATCAAGGAAGTGTCAAGTGATCCATACCTATCCCAAAGGGTTGCTTGTTTATCAATCTCTTTTGCTTCCGTCTTCAAATGGTTTTGACAAGCTACGCAAATTCCTTTTGCCGATTTCGTAAACGCACCACATATAGAGCATGGTACCGCCGTGGCCATCGGATTTGCTAAACCGTGTTCGTAAGCATGACAGGTGTTTTGTGCCTGTGTGACCCATTCTAAATTTTCAACTGTATTGTTACGCGGGTTTCCATCTTTGTGGTTTACTTGAGGCAGATGTTTGGGGTTCGGAATAAATGCTGTTGCAACAAGGCGGTGAACATATGCATGATACTGTTTTCCATTTTCACTATAACTGACGGTAGCATAGCGCATTCCTTTTCCTGTGTAGCTTTGTTTTGCAGGTTCCGAAACACCGTTGCTAATTCGATTCACGGTGCCATCTTCAAAAACCTCGAATCGTCCTGCAAGAACCATACGGGAACGCATTATTAATCACCTCATCATTTCATCTACTGTTTTGCCGAAATAAGCGGCAACGGCGTGGGCATGTTCAAGTAGTGGACGTTTCCCTGCTCTCCAATTCCGCACAGTAGTACAGTGGACACCGATTTCTTTAGATAATCTGTAGTTAGTGACACCACGTTCCTTTTGCAACTTCACCAAATTTTCAGAAAAAGACAAAAAATACACCCCCTTACTATTGACAATATTAGATTATGATGATAGTCTAATATCGTAGATTATTAGAGCGAAAAAAATACAAAACCTTTTTGCGCAAGGCCATCCAATTTTGATTGCGCTTTTGTTTCTTTACATGCTCTAGTATAGTCTAATTAATTCTAATTGTCAAGCATTATTAGATTAAATTAGAACAATAAATAAAGGGCGGTTTTTATGAGTTTTGCACAACGACTATCAGAGCTAATGGCCTCTCGGACGTTAACTAACTATCAGCTTGCGAAAGATTTAGACATACACCCAACAACTGTTGCAAATTGGCTCGCAGGGAAAGTCCCTCGAAAAAAGACACTTGCCTTACTGGCTGAATATTTCGGAGTATCTACCGATTATCTTCTTGGTAATGAGCAAAAAGAAAAGCCTGCCACTGATGGGCAGGCTATCAACGAAGAAGCTTTAAAGCTCGCATTGTTTGGAGGTAATACCGATGTAACCGATGCTATGTGGGAGGAGGCCAAAAACTACATTCAGTACATCAAAGAACGAGAAAAGAGGAAGCGCGAATAAAATGAAGACTTTATTTGGTTATGCCGACAAAAATAATATTCAAATTGAATATGGTCGACTTCCAGAAAATAAATCTATTTCATTTTCCATTACAGATGAAGATTATGTCATTATTGATTATTCCTTACTATTTAATCAAAAAGAAGAAGGGGTGCATTTAGCTCATGAGCTAGGACATTGCGCAACAGGTAGCTTTTATAACTTATATTCTCCGTTAGATATAAGAATGAAGCATGAGATCAGAGCGGATAAGTGGGCAATTAAGCATCTTATTTCTGAGGAGGATTTGGATGCAGCAATAACCAATGGTTATACGGAAATATGGTCCTTAGCCGAATACTTTGATGTCACCGAAGATTTTATGAAAAAGGTGGTGTGCTGGTATACATACGGAAATTTAGATACGGAATTGTATTTTTAGAGAATTAACCCGCTCATAAAGGGTAGATGAGCAAAGCAAAAGGCCATTCAGAGCTGGTACCTCTGAATGGCCTAGAGTGAGAAGCACATTATGTGAACGGCGTTCTCAAATATATTATATATTGTTGGCGAAATAAGTCAACAGTAAGGAGAGGGATATTATGGAGAAGAACGCAAAAAAGAAAAAGACTTTGCTCATCGTGGGAATTGTAGTCGCAGTCTTGGTTGTTGTGTATATAATTTGCATAGCAACCGGAAATGTAAAGCCGGCAGAGAGCTTTTCTAACAATCAAACTTCTAGTAATATGACTAATGAAAGCAGTTCTATAAAAACCACAGAGATTATTTGGAAAGATGAGAAAAAGTACGGCATAGCAAATTTATATTTAGATGGCACGAAAACTAAAGAAGCTATAGTATTAAGTTATTACAAAGAAGTGAAAGATTACATCAAATCTTTGGATATTAATCAGCTAAAGGATTATAATTATATTGAGTTTGTAGGAAATGTGGTTAGAGAAGATAAAATTGAGTGTACAATACGCGGAAATCTTTCTATTAATTATATAAAAGAGAATCCGTCGGCTACAAAGATTGAATTAGAAAAAAATATTACTGACCTATTTATTCCTAAACCACTCCGATAATTCCAATAAAGCTTTAGTGGTACATAAGAAAATCAGAAGTTGAATAAAAAGCCGCCCCTCCCCGCACGGAGAGGGCAGAGTAAAGCGTCAAGCGGTTTTCAAATAAAGCAACCGGAATGTTTCGCGGCCTTTGGGAGTGATGAGCGTTTGAGTTCCGCTCCATTGGGTTTTCTCGTTGAAGCTTTCCTTCATTTCAAAAAGGCCGTTGTTTTTCTCGGCATAGGGCATGAGCTTCCCTTTCTTATCCCGATAGATGTATTTTTTATCCATCAGGAACCGGATGAACTCCTTTTCTTTGATTTCAAGCTGTTTGGCCGTTTCCCGGAAACTGGTGAGCAGGTTGCGGGAAACGAGCTCGTCAAAATACGCTGCTTTCGGCTGCATGATGGTATTCTGTACGGTGAGGACGGAGTTCTGGGCTGAAAGCAGTTTGATTTTCTCATCCGCAATGTGCAGCGCCCGGGCCATAACCTTTTCAGGGCTATTCCAGTCCTTTTCCAGTTTTATGAAATATTGGCGGGCCTGCTTGCCTTTTTCGTTGCGCTGAAGCATACAGATTTCCTTCGCCATATCAATGGTGAGCTGGGCGTCCTGTGCGGGGCGGCCCCCGGTGCTTTCGCTCAAAAATGAGCAAAAGTCCTCGCCTTCGGTAAACCCGTATTCACACATCCTGGGGAACCAGTCTTTATATGCTGTTTTTACCTCCAGGAACTCATGCAACTCCCGCGCAGAAACCGCCGGGCGTTCGCCCGTGAAATCCACTTTGATTAATTCGTTCATATGTACACCTCGATGTGCAGAGTGCCGGAGCTTACCCGGCTATTCGTCCTCTGCATATTTGAGCGCCATTCCGGCGGTAACGTTACGGTTGCATAGTAAACCTTGGCTATGGTTTTGTAAATTGGAAAATTCACCAAATAAATATATTTCTATAAAAGAATAATGCGCCTATATCCTTTAAATAAGGCTTATACAACATTCTATGCGGACGTAGCGCGACGTAGGAGCATGGCAATTTGACGAATAGGAGGGGAATTTTATGCCTAAAAAAAGAAAAGATGGGCGGTATCAAAAGAAGGTTACGCTATCGGCCGGGAAACAAAAGATTGTATACGGTAAAACGATTGCGGAGCTCAACCAGGCGGCGCTTGCTGTGCTTGAAGAGGACCGGCAGGGCTTAATCGTAGATGATAAAACCTTAGTGGGCGAATGGGCCAAAATATGGCTTGAGAAATACAAGGCTAATTTGAGGCCCAATACAAAGGCCATGTACAAAAACGCGTATAACACCCATATCATGGGGATGCTTGGGGATATGCCGCTGCGCGATGTTCGTCCGGTGCATGTCCGGGAGGTTATGGCCGGCGTATCTGAGAAATCAGAGAGCTTACAGCATAAGGTTTTACTTACAATGCAGCAAATTTTTAATACAGCCAGACAAAACGGCCTGATGATAAAGGATCCGACAGAGGGAATCAAAATCACGCCCCATACCAAGCCCGATAAAGCTAAATATCTGACAAAGGACCAGACCAAAAAGCTTCTGGCGGCCTGCGATGATCCCAAGGCCCTGGCTTTTGTCGCGCTGTGCTTATACTGTGGCTTGCGCAGAGAAGAGGCGTTGGGGCTGCAATGGGGAGACATTGAGCCGGACAGCTTAACCGTAAATCGAGCGGTCGCTTTTATTGGAAATCAGCCGGACCCCTCTCAAGAGCTGAAAACAAAAGCAGCGCACAGAACCATACCGGTTCCGGCGCCGCTTCGTGAAATATTAGGTAAAACTCCCAGGAGGGGGCTATATGTAATTGCTAAGACTGACGGCGGTGCAATGACAAAAATTGCGTTTCGCCGTCTATGGGAAAGGGTTGAACGCAGGGTGGATTTTCCCGTACATCCGCATATGCTGCGTCATACATATTCGACTACTTTATATCATGCGGGCGTTGACCTCCGTACAGCCCAATATCTTTTGGGCCATTCCTCCATACAGATGACGGCGGAAATATACACCCATTTGGAACGTGGGGATGGACTGAAGGCCGCCGGGAGAATTGAAAGATACTTTTTGGAGGAGCAGCCGTCAAAAACCAGTTGACTACCTTTTGACTACCACGGCCCAAAATAGTAAGTTTTTAAAAATCGCATGAAATAGCCGTTTATGCTGACGCACACAGATGGATAGGCATTGAAAATTGCCTACGAATCAAGAGGTCGCGGGTTCGAGTCCCTCCGGGCGCGCCAGAAATAATCGCATAAGACAGCCGTTTTACGGTGGTCTATGCGGTTATTTTTTTGCCTGAAGGCGCCCGGTGACTACCTTTTGACTACTTTTTGATTTCTTCCAGCTCCTTGACTCTGTCCATCAGGACGCGGATTTGCCGGATGGCCTCTGTGAGCTCATCGTCATGGGCATATACCAAACGGGTTATCGTGTCGTTATCAAGAGGGGCAATATTATTTTCCAAAAGCTTTCACCTCGTTTTCTTACCCCTCTGGAAAGTTTTACCATAGCTTTATTATATCCCATGATTTATTTCCGGCTAATTTCAGTGAAATAAATCCACAGAAAAAAGCCCCGGATTACTCCGGAGCTCTCTTTCTAATACAAGTCACTTGGCATGATGTTCTGTCGCGAATATATATCCCAGCAGGAGTGTTGTGATCGTCTTTCCTAAATCCATAATTGAATCCAGCATACTGCTATTTTTCATACCGTTGTTGACTAAAAAAACATCTAATACATATATTAGAACTAAAATAACTAAGCACCCGCAAAGTAACACGAATCCTTTGTTTTTCATCAGCAAATTGTGAGCACCAGTCATGGCCTTTACTTGGTTTTCTATATCGCTGGTTTCCGATGGAGATACATTATGAGTACGACATTGATTACATCTTTCAAACCCAGGAGGGACATCCTTCTCTGTTTGAGGAGCAACAACTTCCCTGTCTTCAGAATTATTCAACGTGATCCTCCTTAATATCATCATTACTCAAAAAAAGCTCATTTTTATTATGGGCTTTATACCATGCAGAACCTGGTCGATGTGTAATATTAGAAAGTTGAATGCCATTCTGTCTTTTATATTTACTCCAGATTAAGTTAATCGATTCCATTACAGAAGGAGCTCCCTCACTAGAAACTATAGTGGCGCTTCCGTCTGCATTTTTAGCTAACTTAGTTATTCTATCAGATCCAAAAGAACTAAACTCATTATAGACGCTTGGAAGGACAGGGCCATATGGCCATGTTTCAAACTGTTCTGAAAATAAAGCTTCATCTGTTTTTTGTAGATAGTCCTTAAAAACAAAATATAACAACTTTTGAAGTTTCATTGGGGTAACCGTTATTTTTTCTTCAAATGATTTCATCAAAATAGTATTGCACACCGCTTGAACCGGAATAGTGGTCATATATTGTCCTCCTTTCGAGATTGATATTTTTACTTCTAATTTTATTATATATTTTTTTTACCGAAAAGTATATATTTTTACAGAAAAAAGCCCCGGATCACTCCGGGGCTCTCTTTCTATCTATTCTGTTTTGCTCTTGCCTTCCGCCGCACGCTTGACCGCCGCAAACGCGCCGTTGCTCGCCATGCTCACCAGCGCCGCATTCAGCGGCAGGATTGCCCAGGATGTCCACTCTGTAAAGTCTCCGATTGCCGCCGTTGCCGCGCACAGAAGCACCAGCGCCAATAGGTAGCTGAGCCATTGTGTTGGCAGCTTCGGGATTAGATTCTTGAGAAACTGGGTCAAAATCCCCGTTGCCGCGGTTGCTCCCGCGAATGTCGCCAGCATTTGCCAGCTGAAAAACTCATCCATGCTGATAGCCTCCGTTTCTTTTCTCGTATTCCTCCTGCAAAAGGCGGTATTTGGCCTTTATTGCCCCGTTTCCGCCCTCCTGCACATATTTCTCACCCGCGATTAACCGCTCCTCCAGGGGGATTTCCTCGCTCATAATGGTGAGCTTTAAGGTGTTCATATAATCATTGTGGGAATACCCCTCCAACCGGTCAATCTTTTCATTCATCCGCCGGAGGTATGCCGCCCCCTTGAGCGCCATTGCAAGCAGCGTCCCAATAATAGACAAATAGGAGCAAATATCCGAAATACCCTTAAGCCATTCCATTTGCGCCTCCCTTATACGGCCTGCACGCCGCTC